TTATCATAAATCAAAGTGCCACCTAGATACGCCTTTTTTATCTCAGTGCTGCCCAAGTGCATTTTGTTTATATCTGTACTACCTAGTTTAAGCATCTGTAATAAGATATAAAGTAGTTGCTACTGGTGTACCTGCTGCATATTCTGCACTTGTTAAGCTAACCACATTTAACACTGTATCACTGCCACTAGGCTCTCCAGTGGTAACACTGTTTATAGTATTTACTTCTGCACCATCTTCAATACCGTCTAGTTTGCTTAAATCAACAGCCTGCAAATAAGTAAGAGTAGCGTACCCATTACCCATATAAGTAAAAAGCATTCTGTTTATAGTTGCTGGGTCTGTTTCAATATATGCTCCACTAATTGTTTCAAGCGTTACACCTGTAATGCTTATTGTTGGTTCTGTTGTTGCAGCGTGATATACAACAACACTAGCGTGTGGTTTTGCAGTTAATGTATCTACATTTAATGTTATATTTTCTGTTATTGGTGATGCTGTTGTGCCAAAAGTTAAATTTTTTGTAAAATCTATTGCTTCAATAGAAGATTTATATTCGCCCCATATACTATCAAAAACACTTTCAATAGCGTCTTGTACTTTGGTATCTGTTATTGTTTTGTAAGGAGTAAATCTTACATCTGCTGCATCTTGTTTTGGATAAGATGCTAACACTTGGATAGCACCATTATTAGCGTTTGAGCGTAACACGTAAGCAATGGGTTGAGAAAAACCAGTAGTAGGCTCAGTTGCAGTTAATTCCCCACTACCATTTACGTATAATATATCACCTTCATCAAAACCAGATGTATCTACATTTTTTAAAATACCAGCGGTAATAATAAGACCAAAGCTTCCAGTTGTTATATTTTCGTATGCAATACCGCTAGCTACTCCAGTTGCATTATTTGCTAAAGCAACTTCTTCCGCTGCTTGTCCTGCGTTATAACCTGTAATAACTACCGCTTGCCCTTTAAGTATGTTTTCGGTCGCCTTAGCCCTAGCGTGTAAAACGTCAGCGTGAATGTGATTAGAGTAATCTTCTAAAGTTTTATTAGTGAGCGTTTGTGTTGCTGTTGTACCGACTACTTGTTGTGATATGTTAGCTGGGTCATACGTTGCTAAATCTAAGTTATTGCTAGGATTAACATCAGCCCAAGTATAATCTCCATCTTCGTCAGATAGTTTAACTAAAGCTTGACCTGTTGCCCCGCCATTAGGTATAACACTTGATTGTAAATAAACAGGTAATTGTTCTACAAAAGTTCTAAAAAATACTATGTCATTACCTTCGTACCATTTTAACAATACGTTTACAGCATTTTGTAACGTTCCTGCATCTTTAAGCTTTTGCTCTAAAAATTTAATTCCTGCTGCCATTATACAATTGCTAGTAGTTTAAATACTGTACCATTTAACGAAATCTCTATAACATGCGTGCCTGAAGTTACTTCTTGAGTAGATGCACTACCTATTTCAAATGTCGATGGAGTAGTCACATAACTTCCTGAAGTTAATAATGCAGAGCCTGGTTTATAAAACTGAGATGTTTCATTATTACAATTATCTAAATTAATGTTATTTTCATTTACATCTAAAGTAGTTCCTGTAATACTAAACTTTGAAGTAGGAGACAACCAATCTACTGATGTTTCTGAATTGTCCCAAAATAGTAATCTATCTGTACCTGGATTAGTTAAACTTTTTCCAGTACCTCCTTTAGCTAAATTTAACGTACCATTTGTATTGTTTATACTAACGTTAGACTCTTCTATATCAATACTAATAGTATCAGTATTTTCTGCGACATTTACTTTATCACTACCTGCTGTAATACTACGTAAAGATACAGCATTGCCAGTTCTACTTTTGTATACTCCTGCTCCTGCTCCCGCATTAGAAAATTGAGTAAATAATTGATCTACTACCATTTTATAATTTGCGCCGTCATCAACTATAGGAATAGCTGCAGTTGCAGGATTATCTAGTTGTGCATAACTAAGAGTGGTAAAGTCTGAAATTTTTAAATTTGCCATTTTATTGTAATAATATATAATCACCAGTTTCTGATAACAATTGTCCTCCATTTTCTAATTCAAAACTATCAGGAATAATTACAGTAGGACTAGGTACAGAAATAGTGCAGTTTAGTATTAAATCGTTATAACGTGATATTAACAAATTAAAATCTTGTAATTCACTGCAATTATATTGAATAAGTTCATATAAAATATAAGGCATACTTAATTCATTGATATCAACAAATAAGTTGCCTTTTTTAATGTCGTCATATAAACAGTCGCCTACAATTGGACGACTAGTTGGTTTATTGTATACAGCCACAGGTAGAACATAATTTAGTAGCTATTGCTAATTTTTTAGTTGCATTAACAACACTGCCAATAGCTGCAGATTCTTCTGCTGAAATAATTAAACTTTTAATTGTAATAACTTCTTGTTCTGCTTTTGATATAATATCTGATAATGACTTACTATAAGCATCATCAAGTTTTTTTGACATACAACATGACAATTGAGGATAAGATACTACCGATGTAGAAATATCACTAACTGTTGTAGAGTCTAAAAGTTTTAAAGTATAAACTCCATCAGGCAGCTGGTCTTGATCAATACCTAATACTGTTGGAGTAATTGTAAAAATATATTCAGTACCATTTGTTGTTACAGTTGATGTAAACGACAAATCTGTAGCACCGGATGTAGTATTGTATACTACTGAATCAATAGTTTGAGTACCGTTAACGGCTAGAGTATATGTTAATTTAGTATCTACATATATTTCTAATACAGGATAATCCGAATTCATTGAACTTGAATCAGACACTAAATATATAGTTTTAAAGTCTGAAGTAATATCTGCGCGAATATTAGGCATGCACTATTAGATTTTAAGCAAAAATAGGAAAAAGAATTGGCATAGCCAACTCCTTTTCCATAATTTTTATATTAAACAATTATTAACATTCTACTTATTAAAGAGTAGAAATGCTAAATAAACTTGACTTGTTTAAGTCGGTAATTAAACCATTCATTGCGGTAGTGCTTGCGCTAAATACCATAACAGTACGAGGTGAACTAGTATCTACTAAATTCATACCTGCTTTTTGTGCACCGTAATAATCAATTACAAGAACACTATAACCTCTACTAGATTCAGCTTCAAGCTCAGATCTATAGTCATATAGATGAGGTTCTCCCATACGATAGCGCTCGGCAAAGTTACCTTGTGCAAACCATTCTAATTCAGCTACTCTACGACCGTCACCAATACCTTTAGTAGCAGCAGATACTTCTGTTACAGTAGTATCACCACAATCTACTAGAGTAATAGGTCTCCAGTCAATAGGCTCAAAACGAATTTTACCTACTACAAAAGGCTGATCTACACCAGTAATTTTTACACCAAAAGAAGCAGCAGCTTGGTCAGCTACAGCAATGCGCTCTAAACCAGTGTCAGCAATTGTTACAGTAGCAGCTTGAAAAGGTACATCTAGAGTACCAACATTATTAGTGCTATCTAGTGCAGTAATTTTATACACAGGATCACTAACAGCTGTACCGATACGAATGTAGTCACCTACAGCTAAAGCTGCATTAGTAGTGGCATTATCAATATCAGTTGCAGTAAAATACTTAGAACCTTTTGTAAAAGTCACATTGTCTACACCAGTAGCTAGCGCAGTACCAGCAGCACTAGATAAACGTTCTACTTTAACACGTGCAATTTGCTCACGAGAGAAATTACGAATTAAAGAACCTGCAAGACCATCAGCTACTAAACTTTCAGTAGTGCTTGAACTTGGAGATTGATAATGTGCTTGACGTAAATAACGATTTTCAGGAGATAGTGAACCATAGTTCAAAAGCTCCAGATTAATTTGATAAAGATTATCATTGATTACATCAATTGAACCAGTAGATCCATTGTAACCAACAACAGTAACTTTATTAGTTGCTGCAGCATAAGCTTTGGCAGAAATACTTTTTACATTGCTGAGATCCATGATTTCAGTAGTATCAAGTGTACCATCTGCTTTTTTTAGAGCTATCATGAATTTGGTAGTGCCTGATGTTACTACTGATCCTTTTGAATCGGTAGCAATTACTTCACCTTCAGATCCACTTGCTTTAAAAGTTGCCAGAGTAGTTTCCGCCGCATCGGTAGTTGCATTAGCTACTAATACTTTTAAATTTGTGTTTTGAAATTCCATTTTTATTTTAGGATTAAATTAAACAATTACTCGTTTCGAGTGTCGAGTTCCACTTTTGTTTTCATTCTAGGATTACCTGCAACTTCGAGTGCTAACTCTACTGCCCTATTTAAAATTTCATTAGCAACAGGTTGTAACTCACATGCAGTTTGTGTACTAATACCATCTATAGATAACCCGCTAGGTAAATTTTCTAAAATAATAGGAGCAGGTTTTTTAATATATCTATAATGGTATTCTAATGGAGTATATTTATCACTTCCTACAATTTCAACCATTTTTAAAGAACCTGTATTTGATATATCTAATCTCCAAGCGGTGTCTCTATCAGGGTTTTTAAAAGGGTTAGAAATTTGTAAATTTAATTCATCATGAGTCATTGGTATTACATCTACCATAACATCTGTTACACAACTACTTAGAGGTATTACTTTAATACGCTCATTAATAATAAATGCAACATTATCATTAAGTAAAAAATTATACGCGTGAGAATTAACATTAAACGAATTCTGAGTAGGGTTAATAGCAATTGCAGATACAGCTAAAGCATCTAAGTCACGACGCCTTTTTTCAGACGCTTCAAATCCTTCAAACTTACGATTGCTCTTAGGAGAATAGTAGTTATTTAAGATTTCATCTTGTGCCATAGTAAGGAACACGGACTTGTCATAAGCATCAAGTCCGGGTCCTACATTAGCATTGTTGCTATAGAGTAAATCAAATTGATTATTAAACTCAGTATTAGTCATTTAGTCTTGCTTGTAATGATAATAAAATTTCCTGATTTTCAGGTTTGTTTAAATAAACAGCTGCACTAAACAAAGTATCTCCTAGAATTTCACCTTCAGGAATTCTATAAGAACTACCTCGTTTTTGTAATAGACCTGCTGATACACATTTAGAGATAAATATTTTCATATCTAAATTAGAATCACTTACAATTGTAACAAATTCTCTAGTATCATCTTTCATAACTGTTTTAAGTAATGAACGCAACATATCATCACTAGACTCTTCACTAACACGTTTATTAAAAATACGTAGAATATCAATTGTTCTAGTACGATCATGTTTAAGTTCACTATAAATAGACCAAGCTGCTTCTTCTAAATCTGCTTCTTTAGCAGCAATAGATGCTTCTTGGTTTTCATCCACCATTACATATTTATAAGTAGCTTTACGTTTACTTTTTAGTTCTTCTAAAGATGAAGCAATTTCTTCATTATTAGCTAGTAAAACTTTATATTGTAAATATTGAAAAGGATCACTCTTATCAAGTGTTAATTCTTCTTTACTAAGTTGTACTTTAAAAGATTCCCAAAAGTTATTTTCTCTTTTATAGATAGATAAGTCTCCAGTTCTAAAATCTAACCCTGCTTCAGGAGATTCAAAAAACTCTTTTTCTTCATCTGTTAACACATTCGCAAATTGTCCGCTTCTTAGCACAGGAGCAGGATATTCACGTTTAGCACCATCTACTAAAAAAGCTGCACGGTGTGTAGTATCAGGAATAAGATATGTCGACTTCACTACGGGTTTAATCGTTACTTTACCTTTTGGTAATTTAAATTCTTTTATTACTTCTTTTTTTGTTGCCATTTTCCTTATTTTAAAATAAAGAGAAGGTTCCGAAGAACCCTCCCTTTGTGTTTATAATTAAACTGCGGCTAGTATTGAAGGAATCAAAGACGCTGTGCGACTTACATCCTTAATATAACCAGAACATGTTGCGAATTTGTGTACTTCGTAGCCATCTTTAGGAGTAGCCATCAAATTCATACCTTTAGCTCCAGTAGGAGAAAAAGGATGACGCAATCCAGGAATATAACCAGTAGTATCTAGCTGATTCTTGGCATACACCTTACGAATATTAGGCTCACCTTCTACAGTACCCATGTCAAGAATATCCATACGATACGACTCAGCAACACCACCAAAGAAGTGACCATTGTTAGGAGCCATAATTTTATTACGTACTGGATCTGAGTACATAGGATCTACCTCAATCTTTACATGGATTTGGTTAGGAGCCATAAACTCAGTATACTGGAATCCGTATGCACGTGAGTTACTATGCAATGCAGAAACAGTTTGCTTTTGAGCTGATTGGTCAAACAAAGGAGTCCATCCAGAAGCTTCAGCAGCAATTGCTTTGTGGAACAAGATTGCACCACGCTCGCCAGTACGAATTACAAACTTACGCTCATCCATACTAAGCTTACCTTCAGCAAGTTCAGTTAGAATGTTTGTAATGTAATCTGCAGTAAACTTAGAATAGAAGAAAGTATTAGCAATTTCCATTTGCTCACGTAAACCAGCACCTGCGCTAATTACGTTACCACTTTTACCTACAGTATTAAATTTACCTTTACCATCGCGTGCGCTACGTCCGTACCACAACAAACGGTTTTTATCTTGTGAAAACTGATGTTCAAATACCCAGTTTTGGTATTCCATCCAAGCTACAAAAGTTTGTTTTTCACCGTTAGGACCTAGTTGAGTAAACTGACCTGCAAACTTTGTATCACTCATACTACCAGGAGCAGTGTATTGCATACGAATACGAGTAAACGTATTACGGAAGCTAATTGGAGAACTGTAGTTCACCTCACCACCTTTGATTGAAAAGTCTTCTTCAACAGGAGAGTATTCTTTACTAAAACGCTTGCCAGCTACTAGTTCATCACCAGGAACACCGTCAACTTTTGCGTTACCCCACATAACTACTCGATACACCCAGTTAGTTCCTTCTGGACTTGGGTCGTCAAGAATTTGAATTGGGTAAACGTCGCGTTCACCTATAATTACGTTAACATCAGAGAAGTAACGTTCTGGAAACACAAGTTCAAATTCTGCACCATTTGCACCTACACCGAAGTCGGTAGCAAGTACAGTAGCACCTTGAAAACGTGCTTCTACTAATGGAATATTACGCTCGGTACTACCGATTAATTTCCATGTGTAATCGTCGTCAGTGTCTAAGTATTGTGCAGGAATTTCACTCAATTGAGCTTCAAGAGTTGCGCCGTAATACTGAGACAACATGCGAGTCATTAATTTAGATGCTAGTTGTGGACGAGATTCAAAAATAGAACCAATGTGATTCTTAGTTGTGATCCCTGACCAAGATTTAGCATCTGTAATTTGCCTAAAATCTATTTGCATGATTATCTACTATTTATAAAATTTACTAATTAGCCTAATGCCCTTTCGACAAAATCCCAATCGGGTTCAGGTCCTTGAGGGTTATATTGTTTATTATATGTGTTTAAATTTAATTTAGATTCAAAGTCTTTAATTGCTTTAGACTTTTCCGTCTTCATTAATTTACTAAAATCTTTAAAGCCTTTTGTCAAAGTATACAAGTAATGTAGTTTGTATTCAAATTCAATTGGATTCTCTAGTCTATCTTTAACAAGCCTATTAATAGGTTGGCCATTAACTTCATCAACTACTTTAGTCATTGATTCGTATACTTGGTCAGCAATAGTTTTGTTAAATTTAATTCCAGGAATTACTTCATTTGTTTCATTATATACTTGGTCTTTAAGCTTTTTCATCTGCTCTTCATATTCTTTTATTGCAGCAGCTTCTTGCTTTTTAGCTTCTTCAATTTCTCGTTGAGTCTGCATCTCTACTAATTTTTTCTGAGATTCTAAAGCTTCTAGCGCGTCATCGATATCTTCTCCTAAATCAATACTACGCTGTACAAATTTATTTGCTTTATCTTCAGAATACCCTTTAGAAAGAAAATCACGTTTAATTAGTTCTTTACGTAATTCATAATCTTCTTCTAAAGTATCCCTAGTAATACTACTAAGTTTAGTTGCTTCTTGCTTTCTTTCTACAAAAGTTTCTACTGGTACACCATGTCGAAACGCTTCTAAAGCTTCCTTTTGTAAATCTGTTAAATTGCCAAATTCATTTGATTTAATTTCATTTCTAATAGCATCAATTAAATCACTTGTACTTTCAATTTTAGCTTTTTCAAGATCCAGTGAGGGAAGGACACCGTCTTCTACTAATGTAGAAGCAAAGGAAAAAAGCAGAGAAGAAGTGTCGTTCTTAGTATCACTTCCCTCTGGATCTACTATGTCTTCTATATTACCCTCGTCTACGATCTCTGGAGTCACAATAGTGTCATCCTCAACGGGTGTTGTTTCATTATCTATTTCACCTGCCTCCTCTATTGGTGGCGGTGTTTCATCTAAAAATTGGTTCATTGCTCCAAACAAATCTTCTTCCATGTCTGCAAAATTTATACAAAATTAATATTAGTTTTTGATATTTCCTATACTTTTTAAGTATTATGAAAAATAATCAGAGTGAAATTATAGCTAATTGTTACTTCTAGTATTTCTAGCTTTCATCTTATCTACTGATAATTTTTCATTAAACTGTCTTTTATCTTCCGCCAGCTTGGTATCAAACTGTCGTTTGTTTTCATCTAATTTTTCATAATCCAGTGAGTCATCTGATAGATTTCCTAACAACCTCTTAGTTTCATTGTCTCGCATATTCATTACATCTTGTAACTCTAGTTTAGACATCTCTAATTGTTTTTGGAAATCTAAAGAATCTTTTTGAGTTTTTAATTGTTCGTCAAATCTACGAGCATCTTCTTCTGCACGTTTACGTTCAGCATGCTCCATTTTACGACGCTTCTCAGAAATAGAATTTGTTGAAAATAAATCTATTAATGCTGACAATTGTAATTCTCCACGCTGCATTAATGCGTAAGCTCCTTCTTGAATAGTTCTATCAAGTTCTTGACTTCTAGGAGAAGTAGTAGCTACTAAACCATATTCATGACTTGAAAAATCGTCTCCATCAATATTTAACAATTGAATGCTTTGGTCATCTAAAATATACTGTACTTTTTTATTTTTACCTTTATATGCAATTTTAGCAGTGTCTAATAATAAACGTAATGCTTCAAGTTTAACTTGTTCATGCTGATAAAAATACCATTCAGTAATATGAGAACTTTGTGTTATACTGCGCTCAACTCCACCAATAGTCTCTCTGTTTTGTATTTGTCCTAATCTTTGATCAGAGACTCCAGATATTTCAGACATTTGGTTTTTTAAAAACTCTAGTAATTGAATATTAAAACCTATAGCATTACTTTGATCTAAATCAATATAATTATGATCACCACCTCGTCCTACATTACCAACTATTTTACCAGTCGCAGTACCTTTAGTACCTTCTCTAAAAGAATCCTTAACAGCAATGTTCATTGTTTTTAAATAATGAAACCATTGTTCTGGACTAAAATTTTCTGGAATTGCAGCAAAGTCCATAACTAGAACCTTACCGTGATTGTTGGCAATTAATCTATTTAACCTATCAAATACTACATCATACAAATACTGGTATTTCCGAATGCGATCCATTAAAGATACTGTTCTATTAGTACCTACTGAATAAGTCTTTCCTGTTATACCAGGATGACAATACGAAGGATTGTCTAATTTATGATATTGAATAGGTTTAGGACGTAAATTTAAATATATATCACTTCCAATTTTGGTACCTTCTAACCATTCACGAATCCAAATATATTGAGAAGTTTCTCCTTTGTCCGAGTCTTCTTTATAATTATCAGGGTAAAAATCATATTGTTCATCGCCAAACTCGTCATATGATTTTACTTTTTTAACTCTTCTATATGAAGACCAAAATACTCGTAATACTCTAATGTTACCATGATTATCATAAGATGCATTAAAAGGTCTTCCAGACTCTGCAGCATCAATTAAACCATCAATAATTAATTGATCTTCTTTAGTTTCAGCTAGTATAAAATTAGGATCTTTTAATGAAGCACGTCCTGCATCTCCTGAACCTCCAATGATACCATTTTCTAATTTATCAATTTCCGATGGTTTTAACTCTTCGTGAAAAGTATCAATAATACGTCCTGGCGACCAGTACTCATCTATAACAATTAGATTTGCATCTTCAATTTTATTGGAAAACCCAGACCTTACCCAATAAACTGAATCAGTATTAAGTCTACGAAGTACTGGTTCACCAGAAACTATTTCAGTAATATAATACTCTTCTCCTGCTAACAGTACGTCTAAAAACCCATCATTAAAAACTAAATCTAGTTTTTGCTCTTGATATAAATGTCTTAACAACTGATTAGCAACTATTTCACGATAATCTTGCCATTCATATTCTCCGTATTCTTCTAATTCTTTAAGTTTTCTTTCTAACTCTTCTTCTTTATAATTATTGTTTAAAAATTCAGTAACCCGATCTTTAAACATTTTAAGCTTTTCTTCTTCTTTAATAGAAATAGAATCAGGATTAGTAATTATAATTTTATAATCAAATCTACGTTTTAGTTCTTCTCCAACTAAAACATTAATACGGGGAACAGCAATTGGGTAGTGTTGAATTTTAGCATCAATACTAATGCCTTTTAAATCATTAGGATTTAATGTTTTAAAAAGATCTTCAGTATCAACAGTACCGTTAAATAAATTATAATTAATTCTTCTATTACGATAAGATGCTCTAACACCTTCGTCTAGAAAATAGCCGCTTGAATCAATAGCGTCTATGTTTTTTCTAAACCACTCTTTAGTTTTTTTACTATCTGCTATTTTTTGTGCAGGTAGATTAGCAACACGATTACTCATTAGTCTGGGATAAGTTACAAATATATGACAAAACTAAATACAAAATACATAATTTAATGATAACGTTCAAATTTTGAACGTGAAACTATAGCTAATTCTTTATTTTCACTGTCTTTAAAAAAGTCTTTCATCATTGCTAATTTAGCAGGTGGGTAATTATCTAAGAAAAACTGAGACTGTGCAAATGAAGATGTCGGATTATCATCCATTGCTTTTTCAGAATATTTTCTATATTCTTCCCACAAAATCATTACCATGCCCATAGCAGATATACGGTCAAAGTTACCATCAGGATTCCATTGAGAAGCTTCTTCTAAGTAACCAATAGACCTAATTCTATGTAACGCCATTGCGGGTTCTTCTTCTGTAGCATCAGAAGCCATAGATAACATCCAGTCTTTTTGCAATCTACGCGCGTATGCATTAACTGCTTCTGTAGCTCGAGTACCTTTAGAGTTATTACCATAAGTCCCTCCTTTTGAATATCCATGGTCTGTTAAAATTTGAGGACTATCTGCAAGCATGTACAATTTATTCTTATGATGAAAATAAGTATAAAATCCTTTAATGTTATTTTCATAATTAATTATTGCATTATAATACTCTGCTAGTCTTAAACAGTTTTCATAAAAATCATTTGCAAATCTGGGACGTGCAGAATACTCTGCTACAATTTGCTCAGTAAAAGTATCAAACACAAAAGCAGAACCTAATGAAGTCCCTGCATCTGCATCATACGGGTCTACTCCCATAATATATCTAAATCGAGGAATATCCCCACTAGGATTTTTAACAGGTGGTGCAAAAATTTCTATACCGCCTGTTGTGTCTAAATCTCTAGGAGTAGGAAACTGACGAATAGGTACAACATTATCTTGTTTCCAACTTATTGCCCCATCTTTATAATATAATTTACCAACACGGTGTCCTGCTACAAAATGAGCTACATCTACTTTAATTTCTGCTAATCTTTCCTTAATATCAAACACAGGAAATATGCTCCCCTCTTTACGCATAATTGCTTCTTGAGGATAGACAGGATGCTCTGCTTTTAATTGGATTATAGCATTGGGATCTGACGTATTATATTTTACAAGAAATCTTTTATGTACAGTTTCAACTAGTCCTCCTACAATATCTGAATTACCATTATTATCGTAAAATCCTTCCTTGTTTAAGTAATCTGCAAAAAAGAAAGCACATTCTGAACCTACTCTAGCATTTTTATCAAACACGTTTGGTAATGCATGTACATTGTAACCTCTAGGATTATAAAATATTTCATTAGCTCCATAAAAATCAGCATCGTCTGAACCTCCTGTACCAGCTGCTAACATAAAACCAAATGCTATTCCATCTGCTTCTACTGATGGCCTAGCAATTTGCCATGCTGATAAAAAGTTAGCAAATTTACCCATTTCTTCCCAGTAAATATATGACCCCCTTTTACCACGTGCACGGTTAGCATCATTCTTTAAAGTTACCCCAAATACTTCATTTAAAGAGCCTTTTCTAGTATCAGTTTCAGGATCTTTATAACCCATTTGCCAGTGCATCTCATTCCATGAATCTTTTAACTTAAGTCTAGGCCATGGAGTATTGTTAGCCACAAAATCTACGACATCCATAAATTTATTAAGCACACCGTCTTTTGTTAGATACTCTCGTTCGTTAGCAATAGCATAAGCTTTAATTAAACGAGCTGCTTCGATACTATCTCCTAAAATTAAACGCTTAGCAATACTTCCACCATTTTTTAAAGAGAATCCTTTACCTCGAGATTTTAACGTACTACCGTGCGCACCAGCATCTCTAGCTTGTTCACAATAATGAAAAAATAAATAATCTCCATCATATACATTTGGAAGTCCTACTACTCTATCTGCTCTTTTACCTTTTCTAACTAACACTTTAGGAATAGGATTATAGTTCCAATACCAATATAAATCTCCAGGAATCCACTCTCCATCCTCTCTGACTAAACCTTCTAAACAACGTCTTCTTTCTTCTCGCCAAAATTTAGCATATTCACTGTGTGGATGTGTATTAGGATGTAAAAAAGTATAAACACCATGTTGTTCAAAATGAATAGCAGCTTGTCTAAAGTAATCCATATTTTCTAAAATATGTGGATTAACGACATTAACTTTTATTTTACCTGTGTCATCTTTTGGTAAATCCTTAACTTTTTTACGATGAGGTGAAATTAAATTTTGTATAAACACTGAAGAAGTTAAAATAGAAATTAATTCTGCTTTCTCTTCATCTGACAGTGTTTGTACAATATCTGAATCTATACTAGATTGTAAACTATTAAAAACCATCTTCAAATGCTGCTTTTTCAACAGAGCCTTTAGCTCTTGATTCTTTTTTTAATTCTTTTTTAACTTCTTCTTGAGCTATCTTTAACGCTGTTACTAAATCAGGAATAGACTTTGCAGCTGTAACAAGTTGCGCAATATTGTAAATAGGTTTACCTTTTTCGTCTACAGCATTAGGATCGATATTTTTAAACGTGTTTCCTATATTATCTACTCCAATAATAATATTTTTTAACAGCTTTGACGTAACAGTTTCTGATCTTTCCTTATAAAACTCTAATGCATCTAATACTTTAGCATCGGGTTTCCAGTCTTCATGTAGATCTAAATTTTTAACAATTTCAAATCTTCTTTCTTCATCATCTATAATATCAGAAAAATCACTTCTTGGATCCACGTAGAAGTAAATAAACGATAATTCAGCAATTGCAGTTTTTTTACTTTTATTCTTATCACGTTTCCACAACGTAGCAAAAGGTTTAAGCGCCAACGTTTGTGGCGCAAAAACCAATTTATAATCTTTGTATTCAAATAAATTCATTACATTATGTACTTAATATCTCTATCAGTTAGTACTAAGTATTCGTATTTTTTATCTTCTACATCTAAAAGTAAAACAGGTGCATTTAAATTACGTAGTTGCCATTGTTCTACATTAATTAGAATAATATCTCCTACTTCTACTCCTGTTACACTAGGACCTACTTTTAAAACTTTTTGAGTTTCTAGAATATTACGTGTGCCTACAATTTTAGTGTTATTACTAGGACGTGTACCTGATCGAACTGTAGTTGTTAATATACCATTAAACACAGTTCGTCCATTTGGTACTGGATAAGAATCTATCTCATCTTCATACATGATTTCTACATCTTTAGTTTTATCTAGTTCTTCTAAAGATTTCTTAATCTTTTTTTCTTCTAAAATTAGTTTTTCACGAGCTACACCATCTGTACCCATTGAATTTAATTCTTCTACGCTTTTGTACGCCATTACATTAATTTGTTTAATTGATAATCTTCATTACTTAATAATTCTGCAGGAGAATGTATTCCTTCTTGTTGTGATTCCCATGCTACTTTGTATTCTACTGCTTCAGGTCCACTTACAATTAATTGGATTACCACTCCTTTCATTAATTCATCTCCAAATTTTGATACTTGGTGATAAACAATTTCTTTTAATTCAAACTCATTGTTTATTTGCATTTTTTATTTCATTTAATATATACTCTGTTGTGTAAAAAATTCCTAAGTTAATTACTCTGAAATTTTTAAAATCTTTATTTTCTACCATTTGTGGAATTTCTTTTCTCATAAATGAAAAAGGACTTTCCACAATCTCTTTAACTACTTCGTCAGGTAGCCCCATTTCTAAAGCTACTTTATGTACTAATAATTTATTGTCTTTATTCATGCAAAGCAAAATCAAAAATAACTTGAAAATTTTTAGTATCTTCCGTAATTTTTGGAATATAATAATCAGTTATTTTATTCTTAATTATTACTTGTTTCTTTCTCAGAGCAGATAGAATATTTTGTAAAGTGTAATCTTTAATGTTTAACTTTTCTTTAATTTCTAACTTTACTTCGTACGAAAATACTTTTTTCCAACAATCTTCTTCTCTTTTAAAATTATCTTTTTCTTGCATGTAATAAAACAATAATAACGATACTACATCAATCTCTTGAGGTCTTAGGCCGTTTAGAGGTTTTGTTATAGTCAAGTACTGTTTGAATATTTTTGCTTGAGTGCTTGGTATTCTTATACTTTTTACTACTGTTTCCATTTAAAAATAAATTTATATTCTCACTTTCTTCTGTTATGTTCATACATAATATTTTACAATTTGTTCAACAATTGGATCACGATGGTTATTTACTAACTCAACATACGCTAACTTATCAATAGTATCTGTTAAATTAATTAACTTCTGTAATCCACTTTTGTTAGCTTGTTTTAATTGGATTTGTTTAGGGTCTCCTGTTAAAACTACAGTAGATCCTTCTCCTAGCCTAGTTAACACCATAGCTGTTTGTTCTACAGTGGCATTTTGAGCTTCATCTAAAATCACAAATTCATTTACAAAAGTAATACCTTGAGTAAACTGTAAAGGAAGCATTCTAATACTACCTTCCGAAATCATTTTATCAATGTTCTGTTTATTGTACATTAAATACATATTCTCAACAATTGGAATCATCCACATTGCCATTTTTTCATCTACAGAACCTGGTAAATGTCCCAAATCTTCAGTAGCTACTGTAGGTCTCATAATAGTAATCCTATTGACATTTCTTTTAAAGAATTGATCTAACGCTGTTTGTACAGCTAGAAATGTTTTAGATGTACCTGCAATTCCTGATAATACAGTTATCTTATTATTTAATAATACAGATTTAGCTTCTTTTTGTTCCTGAGTTAATGTAACTTTAAACTTTACTGGATTCTTCGGTACTCTCTTTTCTGAATTCTGCATTTTTTCCTTTTAAATAATTTTTAATAATCATTTGCACTATCTTCCTGCGTTTGCGATACTCCTCATAAGTTTCTCCTACTAAGCGTTCATTTTTTATTAAATCATACTTCATATATCTCTATTTCTAACTCGGTTTCGTCTCCTATTAAAATCACACTTTCATATTTTAATTTCTGACGTGTGTTTAGTTTATTAAATTTTTTATCAAATGTAATAACAGATTTTAACGCATCATCTACATTTTTAAACTTCCTAGGACTTAATTTCTGAATGCTTCTCATATATTTCTAAATATTTATCAAAAGGAACGCAAGATGTAAAATTAACCGAGCCACAATTGCCACATAAATCTTCATTATTATGAATTAATATATGCAATGATAGACAAGAATTACAATAGTAAACTGGTTCGTTATCGTGATTTTGTGGCATTATTTATTTCGTTTTTTAATTGTTTTAATTCTGTTTCATTTAAATATACTCTAGCTGTCCTACCTTGTGATATAGGTACGTTAGTGATAACGTATGCCCCATCAACAATTTTAATTAACTTCATAAATCAAAATAAGTTTGTTTTGTGGAACATAAATATAACTATAATAACTAACTTCATCAGTTTCAATTACACCTACTTTAATAAGCTGCATTGCTTCACGTCCACAATCATTAATAAATTTATCTATATCTGCTCTACTCCAACCTATTTGATATCTAGATTGCTGTTCGTTTGTAATTGGTAGTTTACTAATTTGTTTAGAAAACACAAACAAACCTTCGTATTTATTAATATCTACTTTCTCCGCTCTAATCATACAAATTTAACTTCTCTTATAGTATATAAACCTACTTTAAAAACATATTCTAGTGCTTTAGCATAAGCATCTTTAACTGCTTTTTCCATGCTTTTATCAGTTACCATTGTTTTATAAATAGATTTTATTTCTATTTGATTATTACAAACAATACTTAACTGTGCAACTGCTTGTCCGTTGCTAATACGTTTTTTAACAATTACACCGTATTCTTCTTCACTATTGGAAATCTTTAATAGCAATCTATTTAACATTGATTCCGTTTCCATACTTGTCACTTTCTTATTGAAATATTTTCTAACTGATGTACTTGAAATACATCTTCTTCTAATTCTTTCTTTCTTTGGAATACTAAAGGAATAAAATAAAAAGTACCGTTTTCTTCTGTATTTAAAATCGAACTAAAAGATTCTAACATTTGAATTTGATCCTTTGTTAGTTTTACACATAACTCAGTCTTAGTTTCTTCAGTTAAAATATTTTCAACTGTATCTAATTCTTGTTCCTCCATCGTATCTGTAGATACAGGATTAAGATTCTTTTTAATACTTTCAGCCATATTCTTTTCTTCCTCATTAACATAACTGTCATAAACTACTTCTCTGCTTTCTTGTCCTTCCATTACTTATAAAATATAAAATTAATTCCTAATAGTGTTAAAATAAAAATCTCTGTATTCCACAACACACTAAATAATGAAAACATACTTGTGCTTTCTTCTTCGTGTTTTACATATTCAAGTAGTGTTATTCCTTTTTGATCTGGTCTGTTATACAAACTTAAAAAATTAAAATCTTCGTTTTGCATATATTGTTTTTAAATTATAATGCAAAGATAATATAAATAATTGAATTACACAAATTATTTCTAACTTATTTTTTTACATATTCCTAGTAAAGTTAATTATTAGCTATAATTTGTGGCAAAATATTTTAAAAAAGTTTATAAAAACTTGCATATGTCAATTATTTATGTTAATTTTGTACTATTAATACAATGTTGTAATGAAAAGTGGTATATATAAAATAATAAACTTAGTTAATAATAAATGTTACATAGGTAGTTCAAATAATACCCATAACAGAATTAGAAATCATTTTAGAAATCTTAAAAATAACAAACATAGTAATTCACACTTACAAGCAGCTTATAATAAATATGGTAAAGAAAATTTTATTAGTAAAGTTGTAGAAACATGTTTAAAAGACGTTCTTTTTGAGAGGGAGCAGTTTTATATTAATCAGCATGACTTTAATATACTATATAACCAAACTAAAATAGCGGGTAAAGGAGGCAGTGAGGTGCAAAGAATTCCAGTTTATTTACTAAATCTAAAAGGAGAGATATTAGAAACCTTTGAGTCATTACTAGAAGCCCGTGAATTTTTAAATAGAACTAGATTAGAATTAAGAAATTGTAATAATGGTCAAATTATTAAAGGTCCAAATAGACAATACAGATGTGTAACAGTAGAGTTTTATGAAAATAATATAGACAAAATTCAAAGTTGGAAACCTTATTCCAATTATACTATATACAAAACTAATTTTGTAAACGTTTACACTGTTTACAAAGAAGGTGTTAAAATAAAATCTTTCAAGTCCCAGTCTGCATGCGCTAAATTAATAGGAGTGAGTAGAGAACGAGTTAGACAATTAGCAACTTTGGGAGGACAGACTAAAAAAGGATTTAGTGTTGTTTTGACTCAAATAGACAATAACATATATTAGCACATTACGTAAAATATTAAAAATATCCAAATTCTCTTTGTCATGTCAAAAATTTTTAGTACCTTTGTCAAGCTTTTGAGCAAAGCTCGGAAGGTACTACTCTAAGAGTAGTGTGCTAACGAACATTGGGGGAAGAGTTTTAAAGAGAAACCCCCTTAGCACAAATTAAAGTACCCCGTGTAGAACAGTATTCTACATCCGACCCTTAGAGAAATCTAGGGGTTTCTTTTTGTAAAAATTTTTTTTAAAATTTTTTTTAAAATTTTTTAGTGATAACGGGAGAGAGGGTTATATTAAAATCACCCCCACCCTTTCACAATTTTGGGTATGTGTACCCCATCAAAATATTGTTAACACTAAATAGTAAATTATGTCAGATTTTAAAATCTGGGCGTCACTTATCGGAATGACGCTAGTTATCTTCTTCGCATTCGTCGTACAATACGAAGACCATATCGTAGTCATCGATGAGACCGAGATTGAAGGGATATACCCATTTGCTGCTCCAGTAGGATTCTGGAGCATCAAAACAACGCACGGAAACTACTATATAGAGGATAGTACTGCAAATTACATTCTCATGTATGATCCAACGCAAACCGTAACAATGAGTTACACTAACGGAATAGGGCTACTTTGGTAGCTCTTATTCCGTAACAAATCAACC